TAAAAAGTCACTTGTTCGTTCCATCAGTAAATATCTTAATGTTTATCTGGAGCAAGCAATTCCACAAAACTTTATCAATGAAGCAGTTCTTGAGCGCAAAGCACAAACTGTTCTTGAAAATTTACGTCAACACCTTGCAATCGATTCTTCTCTTATGAAAGAATCTGTTCGCACAGCAGTTGTTGATGGTAAGAAACAAATAGATGAAGCTCACATAGAGCTTGAGAAAGCGCAACAGCGCGTAAAAATGCTTGAAGAGAAGCTCGATAGAGCTCAAGCGAGTGTAGTATTTGCTGAAAAGACAGCAACACTGCCTCCTAAGAAGCGTGATTACGTGAAGAAGGTTCTTGCTGGCAAGTCAAGTAAATTTATACTCGAGAATATCGATTATACAATTAACTTGTTTGACAAGACGGAGCAAGAGCAAGTTGACTTTCTCAAGGAACAAGCAATGAAAGATATTGTTGCAGTAGATGATGCACCTCAGAATGAAAAAGAGGAAGTCGTAACAGAGTCAATCTCTGACGATAATAGCACATCGAGCTATCTATCTGAGTTGTCTAAGTACTAATTTTTAAACGAGGCAGTGCCTGAGTTACAGAGTTTATACTCTGAGGTCGAAAAGAAAGGTAAAAAATAGGTATGAAACAAATCAAACCTACACAGGCTTACATCGACGGTGATCGCGCAAAAGCGCTTCTTGAAAAGTGGGGACCAGTTCTCAACTATTCTTCGAAGAATGTTTCTGCGATCGAAGATGAACACACACGCCTCAACACAGCTATGCTCTTGGAAAACCAAGAAGCATGGTGTATTAACGAAGCAAATATTGCTGGTGGTTCAACAGGAAGCGTATTTGGCTCTCAACAGGGTCCAATTTACAATCCTCCTGGATCCGTAACATCTGGTGATACATATGCACAAGGTGATGCACGTCTTCCAAAGATCCTCATTCCGATGATTCGCCGTACCTTCCCTGAACTTATTAGTAACGAAATCTGCGGTGTTCAGCCAATGAGTGGTCCTGTAGGACTTGCGTTTGCTCTCCGTTATAAGTATGGTACCGATACCCTTGGTGGCGGCAACTATATTGATAACAGTGCACAAACTCCATCCCCTGGTACACACACTCAATACGGTGGTCAGTACACTGGATCTGGATCTGCTGCTGACAACGAACTCGGTTATCAGTACATTGATACAAGATTTACCGGAACAAGCTCTACTGCCTTAACTGGTAATAGTGTTTGGACTTTTGCTGATCAGGATAAAGGTGTTGCAGAAATTCTTGCGAATTTCGAAATCAACAGCCACATTCCTACAGTTGAAGTTAGTTTCGAGAAAACAGCAGTTGAAGCAGGCACACGTCGTCTCGGCGCACGTTGGTCTGTTGAATTAGAGCAGGATCTTAAGAACATGAACGGTATCGATATTGATGCTGAAATTACAAATGCTATGGCATATGAAATTCAAGCTGAAATTGACCGTGAAATGATTATTCGTATGATCCAGTCCGCTCTTAACGCTGGATCTGGTGTTGGTTATTCTGTATGGTCGCCAGCTTCGGCTGACGGTCGTTGGATCGTTGAACGCAATCGTGATTTCTATCAGAAGCTCATTATCGAAGCAAACCGCATCGCTATACGTAACCGTCGTGGCGCTGCAAACTTCATCATTGCTACACCTCGTGTGTGCGCAATTCTTGAAATGCTTCCTGAGTTCCAATGGGTACCAGTCCAAGGCAATGTAAGCACTCAACAAACGGGTGTTGCTAAGGTTGGTTCTCTTGGTGGTAGATTTAACGTATACCGTGATACTCGTACAGAAGTACAGAATTCAAACATCTATGGTAGTGGTAACGGTTATTCCGGATCCTATACTACAGGTGTTGAGTATGCACTTCTTGGTTACAAGGGTAGTGAATTTTACGACACTGGTATTATCTACTGTCCATATATTCCTGTAATGGTTCAGCGCACAATTGGTCCGAATGACTTCGCACCACGCGTTGGATTGCTTACGAGATATGGTGTGGTTGATAACATCTTTGGCGCTAATCTCTACTATCACGTAATCATTGTTCAAGGATTGGGTGTTGCGTTTACACCAGCTGCAAATTCAGTGTACTTCTAATATTGAAGTCATTGAATTTCGATGAGTTAAACAACAAAGTTAAAGTCAC